TCCAAGAAGTCGATAGACAGCTTCAAGCCGAAAAGGTCAAAACGAAAAACCTCGAAGCACTCGTCCTATCCTTGATTACACGTGTACAAAAACTAGAGGCGCGTTGAACATAAAGAATTGCCACGTGTAGAAAGTACAATGTCCTGCATTGCTGCCCTCAAGCCTATCGTTACCGTAAAGCCCACCCCTCGGTCCAGGACCAGGTCCACCAAGACCCGTGCGTCCAGAGGAACACCTCTCACAAAGATTGATCGTCCAAATGATTACCTCTCCATGGCGGAGCGCGTGAACGGTCGCGCGGCCATGATCGGGTTTACGTCCGCGCTCATCGATGAACTCGTGACAGGACATTCTCTCAGTACACAGTTCCAGGAACACATCGGTCTCACCGTCGCCGTGACCGCGCTCACTTTTCTCGGCACTGCCGTGAACCCCGGTGATGAGGGGTATGTTCAGGGTCCCTGGAAGCCTGAGACCGAGCTGCTCAACGGACGTCTCGCTATGATCGGAATTCTATCGCTACTTCTGACCGAGTCGATCAATCCCGGAACGCCCCTATTCTGATACTTAAAAATAAAAACATAGTATAATATAAATGTCTGGTGGTATCGCCCAACTCGTTGCCGTGGGTGCTCAGGATGCCCACATCGTTGGTAATCCCGAAGTATCCTTTTTCCGTTCGACGTACAAGCGTCACACAAACTTTGCCCAAACTGTCGAAAAGCAGGTTATCCAGGGTAACCCCTCTACGAATGGTATGTCCACTGTGCGTTTCGAGCGCAAGGGTGACATGCTCGGTTACGTGTACATCTCTAACCGGTCCCCCCGTAACACGTTGACACGGGCCAACTGGAAGGGTGAGATTAAGAAGGTTGAGCTACTGATCGGTGGTCAGGTCATCGACACACAAACATCTGAGTTCTCTCAGGAAATCGCTCCCGTGACACTTTGTCAGTCGTACTCCAAGTCTCTTTCGGCCGCCACGGCTGATGATGCTGGTTTCTACCCCCTGCGCTTCTCGTTCTGCGAGAATGCTCAGTCGGCGCTTCCTCTCGTTGCGCTTCAGTACCACGATGTCGAGATCCGTATTTCGTGGGGTACGCTCGCCGCCAATGATTACGAGGTACACGCGCAGTTTGTTTACCTGGATACTGATGAGCGCACAGCGCTTTCGTCGTCTCCCCAGAACATGCTGATTACACAGACGCAGCAGTCGATTGCCTCTCTCAGTAAGACCCAAGAGCTTAACTACAACCATCCCATCAAGTTCATCGCGACGCATAAGTCTGCTGGTGTAGGTGTGGCCAGTGGCAACGTAAAGCTTCAGATCAATGGCACGGATGTTGGTGATGCGAAGAAGGCGCAGCCTCACTACACGTCCGCCTCGCTATACTACCACACGTCGTTCACGACTATGGATAGCAGTGTCGCGACCCATTTCATGTACCCATTCTGTCTTGACACCTGCAAGCTCCAGCCCACCGGTACACTCAACTTCAGTCGCCTCGATTCGGCTCGTCTCGTAACCGACGCTGGTTTGTTCGACACTGACATGTACGGCGTTAATTACAACATCCTTCGTATCGAAAACGGTATGGCTGGTCTTATGTACTCCAATTAAATCCCATATAATAGTAAATGTGGGGACTTCTTTTTCTCCTGGCATTCGTTTTTATGATCACCTACGATCCTAAATCCGGAACACTCAATAAATACATACCCGCAGAAAACGCACCCTGCAAAGAAGGTCATTATCAGGAAGTCCAGTTTGGACAAAAAGGATATGAATGTCCCCAAGGTGAAACATCTAAATTAGGTGCCATTGTATCTACTTAAAAACAAGACATGTACTTTATTTACAAAATGTTCGCTCTTGATAGGGAAACGGCTACGATTCTTGCTGTCGTAGTCTGTATCGCAGCCTCTGTATACCTGTACAGGGAACTTAAAGGTTCTAAGGATGAAATAACGAAAATTACATCGTTCCTTGACAAGGTTAAGGAAGAAGAGAAGCAGTTTATGGAACAACAAGAACAGATGAAACGTCAGATGCAGATGAACAGACAGGCTCAGGCGTCTCAGCAGGCACCGGCGGTGAGTCAACCCAAACCTAAAACACCTGAAAAGCGTGTTACGCGAGGGCAGAGTCCCGTGAACAAATCCCCCGAATAAACTTATCAGGGGATTATAGAAGCTAATGAGCAATGAAGAAACATAAAGCTATAGCTATACCTGTAACATTCGCTGGTGAGACACCCCGTTTTCTCACTGTACGAGATAAACAATTTAAGGAGTGGATATTTGTAACCGGTGGGTGTCGCAGAAGAGAAATATTTACCCCATTACGAACGGCTCTTAGGGAGCTCGAGGAGGAAACGCGTGGAGTTGTGTCTCTAAAAGAGGGTGAGTATACAAGTTTTACGTTTAATGTAAGGGAGAGTGCTGCGGTGGAACTCGAGTATACGGTATTCGTTTTCTTTGTCGATTATTCTAAATTTGAACAGGCTGATCTCGTTAGGAGATTCAATGAAGAGAAATATAAAATGCATACAAAAAAAATACAGATGAAGAGAACACACGATGAAAATGATTTCATGAGTTTCGATACGTTACCGGAATTTAATTCTCGGCGGCGTTGGGAACGAATCAGACACAATGTTATCGACAATCCAGAATTTTATGCTTGCGTGACTTCTCTCAATAGAAAAACATTCCGTATAAAATAATGAAGTCGAAGAATTATATTCTTCTACAGATTAAGCAATTGCTGATCGATCGTAAATCCTATATGGAGGAACGAGCGGATAAGTACATAGAAGAAATACGATCCAAGACAGTTTATGAATTACTAACACTTAAAAAACAGTTATCAGTCGAGGAAGAGGAATTTAGGGATGTTTCGTATAGAACCTCGATTTGGCACGAAGAAGAGTATTAAAAAAATAACACGATATACGAATAAGTATGTTTAGATCATGGTGCCGAAAACAAGGTTTTTCGAATAGCTCCAATCTATCACATGTGCTCATGGACGGTGGCCGTCTATCTGTTCCTTATGATAGATTGAACGAATTTTATGACGAATATGTCAAGGCTGTAAAATCCGGTGAAAAGGTGTGTGTCGTCGAACAAAAGTCGGATACGTATAACTTTTTTGTCGATTTGGATTACAAGGATGTCGAAGACATTCCATTCGATAGATTAAAGGAGTATACACAAACGATTTGTGATCGTGTAACACATTTCGGGGGTAAAGATGTTCTTGTTTCTGTCGCAGAGCCAAAACCACACGGTGACATGATCAAGTACGGAATTCATATGAACTGGCCAGGGTTCGTAGTTGATCATGGGTCTGCCATGGCCTTACATTCTCATATAGTATCGTCATTGTCATTGATGTTCCCGGGAAAACCATGGGACGAAATCGTCGACACTGCCGTGTACGGTGGTGGAAAACGAAACGTGAAGGGGAGTGGTTTTAGAATGCCATGGGCGCATAAATACGTGAAAGGTGAATATCAAGGAGCGTATATACCAGTACTGAATTATAATCACGAAAATGGTAAACTTTCGCATATTTATGACCAAGAACCAAACGCAGAAATTATGCGAATGGCAACACTGCGAACGGAACGCACAGACGTAGTCGTCGTTGAAGGTTCTACACGAGACGAAGGATCGTTTACACCGAGTGAGACGAAGAACATTTTTCAAAATGAAGCAGTAACCAGGGACATTGAAACGTTCATTCAAAAAAACATGGATGGCCAGGGGTGTGCGCTTGTCACGAAAATATTCAGTAATAAAAATTCATACCTCGTATCAACGACATCTAAATATTGCGAAAATCTTCAGAGGGATCACGGGTCGAACCATATCTGGTTCCGTATAGATGGACGCACTATCATACAAAAATGTTTCTGTACGTGTGAAACGATGAAAGGACGTAGATACGGGTTTTGTAGAGATTTCTACGGTCGAAAACATGTGCTACCGGATAAGATATTCGAAAAACTCTACCCAGATGGATATACACCACCTACATTTTCAACACCTCAAAACATGTGCATGTCATGTCCAGTAGAAAAAAAAATAGATCCGGTTGAAACTAGTACACTGTTACAACTCTTCATAAACAAACATATGGTAAGAGATACAGAGGTTACCGTGAAAAGTATTTCTAAGAAGGGTAAAAACGTACACCGGGTAAACACAGACTTGAAGTGTACTGTGTGTAATAAACCGAATATTCAATTTAAAATTTCGCGTGACAAGATTGTACAAACATGTGCGTGTAAATCTCGTGAGCATAAATTGTCAGATAAAATAACTCGATTACTGTAAAATGATGATCATTATAGTTATTGGAGTATTCGCATATATTGTGTCAAGGGTCGACACATCTTTAAACCGGGTAGACGCTGTGATCAGAGAAACATCCAAATATTCGGATATACATGAGGTGACGTATAAGACATTTTTAGCCTTGATACAAATAGCGAAGGAATACAGGACAAGTGTTGAAATGTCTCAGGTGTATCTCGAAAAGGCTGTGAGGGTTCTGTGTGATATGCCTACGATGGATGACAGAGTGTCGTATGAGATCGAGTGTATTTCGTACCGTCTAGGATGTGAATTTGAGCGAGTACTGATCAAAGAAGCACTCAATAAAGGCATTGAATTTACACCTAAATATATTTAAAAAGAACTCACTTAAACATTCTATATGAGTACAGTTAACGTGAAAACTCGCTCTGGGCGAGTATCTAAAGTGCCTACACGCATGAAGCCAACAGAAGACATGTGTGACGATGATTTCGGTGACGATGAGTATGACACGGATTATGAAATTTCAGACGACGATCTCTGCGAGACTGAAAGTGAAGATGAATGTGATGATAGTGACGAGGATGAGAATGGAAATTTAAAGGGTTTCATAGTAGATGATACCGATGAAGAAAGTGAAGCTTAAAAGATAGAATTATTAGTATGTATATGGAAACAGAACTTGGAAACCCAATCGAATATAATCCACAAGTTATTGACAAGGAACCTAATGATAGCGAACCTTTAATTAATCATATACCTCAACACGGTAATGAAGAGCAATATTACTATCAACCCCCTCCCGTACAGTATTTACAGCATCCACCGGTAAATAAAGCGTCTGATTTACTAGCTTCTCTTGACAAGTCCGCGTATATTGTCATATTCGCTGCGTTTATTTTGGGTTTCTTTATGGGAAAAACTATGCAACCAGTTATCCTTCGCCATGGGTGACATTCCTCTTACTTCTATGACAGGTATTTCAGATTCGACGATCTTCCTACTGGCAATTACTGGACGGACAACCTCTTCAGTAATTACTTTCGACGCCAATCTACTTTCATCATCTAAATCAGTTATATCCGTGACTGATAAATTGTGACTCGGTTTTTTATATGTGGATATATATCCAACGTCCATATTATTAAAAGTGTATATTTTAATAATATGAAATGTATGTTTTATTTTTGATTCTTATGCGTTTTACTCTTCAGTTTCATCTTCTTCATCGATCGTAGAGGGAGACATGGCCTTCATGGCAAGTTCACGCGCCTTGCGCCGTTCCTCGGCTTCAGCCGCGACGATCGAGTCAGCTTCCTTTACCAGATCTTCCATGGGTGTGTCAGGCTTTTCACGCTTTAGGCGCTCGATAATCTCACCTGGATGGCTGAGCGGAGCTTCGTCGACCCTGTTATAATATTGGGAGTTCACATCACCGGGTTTATGAAAGTTATCTGTACCATCAGCATTCTTAACCTTCATCATATCAGATTTACGTTCATTAAACATCTGAGCAGCCATCGCCTGATTCTCCTTATACCCAGTCATAAGTTCTTCGAGTTTGGCATTCGTGTAGTGTGAATCCTCAATCTTGGACGGGTCTGGTGGGATGAGAAGCCATTTATACAGATCAACGACGTAAATATCGAACGTGGAATCCTCCTTTTGAAGACGTTTGGCGTGATTGGCAGCTTCGTCACGCGTGGCAAACGCTCCCCTAATCTTAACACCGAACTTATCATTCTTCTGGGGCGCCTCCGGGCCAACGACAGACATACACGCAAACAATTGTCCGGGGACGGTGGTATAATCTTGTTCTAGAGACATTATATACTACGTACACTCATAAACTTTAAGCCATACAACTTAAGATGATGATATAATTAAAGTTTTATGAGCTAATAATACTATGGAAGATTTGAGACGGTTACATAATAACGAGAAGCGCTCACTGATTGAGAGTGTGTGTAGAAAAGGGGACAGTATCCTAGATGTCGGGTGTGGTTTCGGTGGTGATCTTCAAAAATGGCGTAATGTGGGTGTCAATATTAACATGTGTGAACCTAATTCAGATGCATTAGCAGAGGCGCAGGAACGTGCGAAAAATATGAAAATGCGTGTCAATTTCTATCACGGGGATATACATGCATGCCCAAATAGAAAATATGATGTCGTGTGCTATAATTTCGCGCTTCACTACATTTTTCAAACACGAGATCTTTTCGTGTCTACTATGAGAGAAATAAAAAAACGTGTGAAACCCGGTGGTGTATTTATAGGCATTATCCCCGATTCGGAACGGATCATATTTAAAACACCTATACACGATTCATCTGGCAACTTTTTTAAACTAAAGAACACAAGTAATGGTGATTTTGGTGAAAAATTGTTTGTACACTTAGTCGATACACCTTACTACGCCGATGGTCCCAAATCTGAACCACTCGCACATAAAGATTTACTCATCACACACATGGAGAATAATGGATTTTGTTTGAAAAAGTGGACCCCCCTCAAGGGTAATCAAATATCCGAATTATACAGTAAATTTATATTTGTATATAGAAATGATAGCACTGATCGTGTTATTGGCGATTAGTGCTGCGATAATTTTGAATTTCAAGGAGGATCCAACTTTGGTGGAAGTGAAAGAGAAATATAAAATGTTCAGGCAACATTTAATAACAAACGACGACGAAAAGTTTAAAATGTTACACAAGGAAGTACCGATAATAGCACACAGGGGATCATTTTTAACTGGTATAGGATACAATTCGAATAAAGGTGCTGAAATAGGTATTTGTATTGATGGTACGGTGAATCAGGTTTTCCATGTACTCCTTCACGAACTGGCACATTGTACCGTTGAGGAGTATTCACATAGTACCGAATTTTGGGACAATTACACGAATCTGAAAAACCAAGCGATAAGTTTAGGTATATACACAAATATAGACGAAATTACCCCTTTCTGTGGTAAACGGATTGTAGATAAATAATATATGTTATAGATATATGACTGAATTCAATCTCAAGCAACCAGGTATGTCCAGGATAGCTGGTGGACTTTTTATGTGGTTTATCATTATCGCCGGGACGTTCATTACACGGTTTCCTATGCATTATTCGGTCAATATGACGATTTTGACTGTTATAATCCCATTCATGATTTGGTATTTGGGAAATACAAGTCTACTTATAAGTATGACGGGGGTGAGTGTCGTGATGACATTGGTAATTGCTATATTGTCACTGGTTACTGTAACTGAAGGCATTAAATGGCAAAAGTTAAAGCAAGGTTATGAAAAACTCGGTAGGGCGGGTGCGGAAGAAGCATGGTTACCTACAGTGGCAACTATGCTCGCGTTAATTTTTGGGTTAATAGTAACCCATTTGTTAACGAGTGGTCGAGTGCTTGACATGTATTAAAAATATTTACGAGCGACATAGAAGACAATCGCAGCGACCGCACCCGTAGATCCCAGTCCAACGAGACTCCGGTTTCCCTGAGCATTTAAAAACTTGGGCACGGAACTCGCGAGCTTTTCTTGAATCGGTTTGCTAACAGCAATACCGGCCGCGAAAACGACTATGAGAGCTTCGAGCTGGTCATCCGTGAGATCGAATGGATTCTTACCTTTCTTCTCTGACTGGGATTTTTCCTTTTGTGCGACCACTTGGGCGGGCTGAGGCGCCATCATCACCTGTTGGTGCGCCATCTGAGCAGCCCTAGGGTCATTACCCATAAGAGGTGGTTCGAACGATTGCTCTTGAGCATTCATCATTACATCGGAAATTGGTGTAGAATCCATATTATCTTTATATTCACTTACATTTTTTTCAGGGTTTTCCGACACGAATGCGGTGGATCGCGATTGCGCGTCGATCGGAACCATCCCATCACTGTCTTCTGATAAGTTCATAGTATATAAACTATTCTCCATCTGAAGATATATAAGTTTTTTTACGCCTATAAATTTCGCATATTTTACATACACAAACAAAAATGAATGTAAAACATGTTCCAAACGGGGCTCGAACCCGTGACCTTGGCGTTATAAGCACCACGCTCTAACCAACTGAGCTATAAGAACGGTGCCGTTTGACTATTAACTAGTCATATGTATAACGGTGTGGCTACCCACATTCATCATATGTCGCATATCTTTAAGTGTATAAAGAAGATGTTACACATGTGTATATATGATACAGGAGTATGTAAAAGAAATATACACTAGCTTGGGGCCTGGTTTCAGTGAGCGTGTATATCATAACGCGTTTGAAGTTATTCTGCGAGAGAATGGTATAACGTATGAGTCGGAACGTATAATTCCGATTGTGTTTAGAGGTCATACCATTGGTAATCTTCGAGCCGATCTGATCATAAATAGAACGACTGTCGTCGAACTTAAAACTGTCAAAAACATAAACGATGTCATGATCTCACAGGCACAGAATTACCTGAAACTATTGAATCTAGAAGAGGCATACCTGGTCAACTTCCCACCGTCACAGGGTTCGGAAACAGAAGTCATCCGCGTTCTCGCATCTTAGATTGTGGGTATAAATTCCCAGTGTAAATCTTTACATATCTTTTTCCATATAACATCCTGTTGATGAAGTTTCTCTTTTGATTTCAATAACGGAAAATGCTTCAGATATGAATCTTCACTTAACAACTCACAAAATTTATACAATACATACGAATAACTCAAGAAGTTTTTGCGTTCTGCTGGACAATTATCATCAAATGGTTTTTGAATGTCTTTGAACATCATTCGCAATTGTTCTTCGAGTTGGACTGGCATTCTAGGTGGTGTTGACCCACTTAAAATATTCGTGATGTATGGTACATGTTCATAATATTTGTTGAGTTTTAACTTTTTCAACAAACCTCGTACTTTCGGGTGGGTGATTTCAGTCAGTGTTTTAATCTTCATTTTCTTAAACTCGTTGCGTAACTGTTCGATTACCTCTTTAGGTATAGTCGTCATTTCCTGTGCCTGGAACTGGGACAACCACTCGTTAAAATGATTGTCTCGTTTATATGAATAATTAATGACCTTCTCCGATGTCTCCTGCTCTTCCCTATAGGTGAGTTCTTGACTTATCAGCGTGTCTATAATCATACCACACGAGTCACATACCATGTCACTCGTGTCGTGGTAATACATTACATTACTGTCAGGGCATTTCGGGCATACATCTGTTACTGTTCTCTCACTTACACGGGGTAGTGATTTCTTCTCGACATCTATCAAGTAATCTGTATATATATCCTTCTTTTGTAATCCCGTAGTCACTTTACAGTTGAATGCATTGTCTGTACTAACCTCCGAATTCTTGTCATCGGTCATATATTGTTGAATATACGGCATACACCTGGCGATATAATCGGACATTTCACTTTCGTATATCCTTTTATCAGATGGATTTGTGTTTATTTTATCAATCCAATCACTTATCCTCTTATTATACCTACTTAAAAAGTTACCTTCCATGTATATCAATGGTAAAAATACTTCGTTCGTTTTTAATTAACGCAATCTACATATTTAACAACATCATCAGCTTTTTTTTCCATAAATATGACTTTACAGTTGTTAATAGACAAATTGAATACCATGTCAATCATGATGTAGAGTATGAAACGGACGATCCCTTTTGGGAAAATGAGCGCAGTGAAATTGACCCGGATACAGAATATTATATAGCACCACTGGATATGGATGCAAAAATTCCGAAACCTCCGGATGCGGTTGACGAGATTATCATACGTGTAAAATATTGGTATAAAAATAAGGTGTACAAGTACATGACGTATAATGTAGACTATGAGTGGCCTCCTAAAAAAACGAAGAGAATGTCATTCCATATCCCCCTTGTGAATGCGCAATTGGTGGATTCTCGTGGTGAACCAGTGAGGGATATACTCGAAAAAATCAGAAGGTATGCGGGACCATATTCAGATTTTTACGGTGAAAATGTTAAAATCAGTCATATGTTTTATTTTGACAGAAATGTTTTGAAACATGTATTCCCTAAAATTAAGATTAAAAATTGTATTGGTGGTGTAAAGGTGGTCGATACGTGTGAAGGTGTCATCACTGATCTTCAGCTACCTTAGTCGCTAAGTAAAAGTTAAGATCTCCTAGGTTTGCCACATTGTACTTCAAGATGAGAAATCGGTTCTGCTCCTCTTGCATAATCTGTACTGTTGAGCACATGCTAGTAGCCTTTGTAAATATATTCATGTATCGGAGCGAATATGTACCGGACATTGGTGAACATTCATCAACGCACTGAATTTCCGTTTCCTGGTCAGCGAAATCACCCCTGCACAGCAAACGTAACGTATTCCCACCTCTCGAAATTTCAATCTCATCTCCGATATTAGACATATCCCTACAAATTCGTTGGAAATCCACTGACGGCATCGGTGTGTTTATAGTCATGTGCATTTCGGGAACTTCTATCTGGTTTTCATTGATATCGAGTAGTTTGAGAGCGAACTTTGTAGATGTTTTCTTTTGTTCGCTATGAATTTCAATATTCATAAATTCCTTCGAATTTATAGTTATCACAAGCACGTCGTTCACTGTAATAGTTTTGAGTAGTTTGTACATGTTAGACATGTTAACTCCACAATCTACCTCATGCTCACATGTATACTCTTCGAAGTTTTCTGATGGGAGATGCATATCAATGAGAGACGTTCTTGCCGTGTCCAATGTTACTATATATACACCATCGGGTTTGAAGTATATATTCACGTCATTTAGTATATCCTTGAGAACTTCAAATGTAGACTTGATAGCCGCAGCTTGTACAGTGACAAGTTTCATACTCGATTAATCGCGTATTAATCCTTTATATCATTATATGGGGAATCTTCAACCTTACGACTTATTTTAGCTTCCAGTTCTGGGGTCATTGCCGGTTGTAGAGAAATACCGTAATCGTCGAGGCCGAACATATCTTTCGTGGATTCACCGTCAAGCGTTGATGAACCTATACCCCCAAATCCACACGTCTCTAGTTCCTGTACAGGTAGGAGCGATTCTAGCCAGTTGTGTATTTCTTTCCCAACCAGAATTTTACCATTTTTTGTCAACATCGTAGGGACGCGTGTAATTTTAGACCTGAACTCGGGTGGGATACCCGCTACGGTGACATTGTGATACTGTACTATCTGCTGTAGCTGCTTATGTTGTTTTATAAAATTTATCACCTCGACACTATGTTTGCATTGGGGACTGTACACTAAAAGAGACATCTAATGTAAAATGTCAAAAAAAATCTGACAATATCGCACGTTTTTTTTGTAATCTATAATAATGTATAATATCATACTGTTATTGATACTGGTTTACCTGATATGTGAACCTACGGGTGAGAAATATACGTACACTGATACTAAGAAGCCTATCCACAGGGTAGTATTTGACGATCCAGCACCTAATATGAGTGAATACCGAGAAGTTGGTAAGATCGAGTTGAATAATGATATAGTGGAGAAGTTAGTACTCGTGACAAATAAGTATATACGCGACAAAGCGGGTATAAATAATTACATTATTGAAACTACGGCTATCAAACAGTACAAACACAAAACGAAGAATCACACGCTATATCAATGTATGTTCATGTGTGTAAAAATTGGTGGATATTCGTTCGGGTTTTCGGTTACGTCTAATGTCATGCTCGTATCTGGCAATGTCCGTGTTATCGGAATCCAGTCACAGCCCATGAATATAAATGAACCTTCAGATAAAACACCGTTTGAAAGTGTGACTAGGGGATCGGAGTATGTTGACTATGACGATATCAGGAAGAGTGAGTTAGATTCTATTAAAATATAGTCGAAGTAATTATAATGATAAACGTTGATGAAATTTCACACATTGTCAATCACAGAAACCGTATGAAAAAGGAAACATACGTGGAATTATATAAGAGAACCACGCGTAAAATACGTCGCGCTGTGGAGACTGGTAATAAGTACGCGTTGATAGAAATACCCGCATTTGTCGTAGGGTATCCGATCTACGACAGGGTAAAAGCAACCTCATACATTAAACGACAGTTGGAAATTGCCGGTTTTGATGTTATAATAGTAGGTAACTTTGAATTTCGAGTAACGTGGAAAATTAAAAAGGATGTCAAGGTGTCTACTGATTCAGTCGATGAGTTCCCCACGCTGATGAATTTAAAAAAGGCAGCGAATCAGTACAGGAGAGATGCGCGAAACGCCTGATAAAAAAAGTTCACATAATCATAAATGGACAACTTGAACATTTTGGTCGAAGCCAAGCGCGAATACCTCGAGCAACTCTCTATTCTTATATGCCCAGTGATGATAGACACATTTGATGCCATGTACCAAGAAGCGCATACACTTTCCAAAGGTCGTAAAGTTCTTGTCATGTTTCAGAAACTTTTGAAAGATGTACCCGAGTGGAATGAAACTATGGCGAAACAACACACGGATAACATCGCCGATCGATGTGCGTGGTTTAAGGATTTGGTAGCGGCTGTTTTTGTAAGTTCTGTTAAAATTCTCTCAGCCGTCCGTTTGAGTGCGAATTCTAAAAAAATGGCGGTTAAATTGCCCACCAACGAAGTATTCATTCACACCTGCTATAAAAACGCCGCGAAAGACCTTTACAAGGATCCTTACGTCTTTAGCGATACACAATCTGAACATAACCGGAATGACAAATTATATGACAGGTTTACTCTGTGTGTTGAAAATACAGTCAAAGAACTGATCCCGGTTCAGCAAATTTTACAGACATACATGTCGGCAGGTGAGGATGAATTCATAGAGGGTCAAGACGCTGATCTTGAACCGGATGACATCGGTGAATATGACGAAACTGAACCACACGAGTCGATGGGTGAAGGGGAACTCCCACCGATGGAGGGTGAACCGGTCGGCGAAGAAATGCCCCCCGCTGATACACTTATGAACGATGCTCGCGATGATACTCTTCAGGCTGAAATGCCAGAAGAGGCACCTACACCCTTTCAAAATGAATTTAAAACGATCAATACCAGACCCCCACCCCCCCGACAGGAACAGGAGGAGGAACAGGAAGACTTATTTTCCGACGCAGCAGATACCCGAACTAAAAAACTTGGTTATTAAATATGGACGAGTACCTTAGAGAACCCGCATCCGCGGCCCTGATCGCCGCCGGAATAACCGCCTTATACATACATGGCAAAAGTCGTCTCAATGACGAAGGAACCCTCGAGACGAGTGCATACGCAAAACCAGCGGCACTCGTGGGTATTTTAGTATATTTTATCATATCGAACGGACTCGGTAAGCGCGAAACTATATCATCCGACCCTTTCTAATTCGCTTAAAGATTAATCTCATATAGTATATATAACATGACCTCCATCACTGCATTCAATGACATGATGGGACAATTTCTTATGGAACTGCATACGACTTTTCCAGAAGAAAAGGGGTTGAAAAAGTACATGGCAGCATTCGAACTCATGCGTGGTGCTAATGGACGATTGATTGTCGATGGGTTTATGTCTAACGTCGGACCTCACGTCGAGAAAATCAATTCTCGGGACGAGTCCTTTTTCATTGAAAATGCGTCGACTATTGACTTCCTAAAGGATATTAATCTTCAGGAATGTTGGCCGAAGGCGTCCGAAGGGACACGTAGTGCCATCTGGCAATATCTTCAGACGCTTTACATGCTTGGCATGACGATCACATCTATTCCAACAGAAACCCTCAGTATGATTGAAAATGTCGCCAAGCAGTGCGCAGATAAGATGCAAGGTGAAGATGGAGAGGCTGATTTCGACGAAGCTAAACTCATGCAATCCATGCAGGGACTTCTCGGCGGCATGTTGAAAAAATAAAACCATATAATATAAATGGCGTCACTGTTCATTGATCCAAAAGAAATTGTTAGGGCTGATAAAGTTGCTGAATTTTGGCCAACTAAATTACATACGTCAGAAGAACGTGTAAATGCTACAGCCCGGTTTATTATTTACGCTACGTGTATTTTGTATCTTATAAGACGCGATACACGCGTGTTCATATTAGGTGGGATGTCACTGGGTGTTCTTTATGTTATGGAAACGTCGAATATGATAAAGGATGGTGAAAATCACTCCGTGTCAGTAAGTGAGGGATACGAAACTGCGTGTCAGTTACCGACAGTAGACAACCCCATGGCAAACGTACTTATGTCGGATTTTGATGGGCGTCCAGATAGACCGTCCGCGTGTAACTATGATACCGTACGAGATGATGTGAATAAAATGCTATCGGGTCGTATTCCGTATGGTGCTCAAAAATCTCGTTCTCCTATGCCAGAACAGCAGCGCAATGCTTACTCCCGGCAATTTGTTTCGACAGCTGTAACAAATATCCCGGGCGACCAAACCGCATTTGCTGAATGGTTATACGGTGAAAAGAACGGTCAGTCATGTAGGACAGATGGTTCTTTATGTAGCCCTGATGCGCGTGGTGTTCAGTTGGAAGCTTTTGGTGGGTTAGATGCCAATGATGATAAACGGAGTGGTATGTCTAGAGGTTCTGGTTTACCGGCTGGGCATTCAACTTAATTTTCTCACGTAATAATAAATGGCGTACCAGCTTCAGCCAGGTATGAATTTAGTTGAAAATCCCGCGAGGCCTTCGACGTGTGCGACTGACGAAGTTTTTGTTTATCCTCAGCCCAGTACATTAAATTATGGTTCTTCGCGACCTAATACGATGCTCTATGGGACATCGCCTTATATGGCGGGTAAAGGTGCTCCTTCTCAATATGTCGATACAAGTGACCAACTACGACCCCAGTCTACGTCTCGCTTTAACAAAATTCTTACAAAAACACACGAACAAAATTTATTCCCTCTTCAAGATGTGAGCTGTAAACTGCCACTTCCTTCCATGACGTATGAGCCTGAAAGCACCCGTGCTGATACACAAAATGCGATGTTTATGACGAGATATCACACTAAATAAAAATATTTACAAGAAATAAGAATGGCAGACCCTATTTCGATAATAGCTATAGCCGGATTAGCGTACATGGGAAAAAAGATGAGTACCCAGAAAGCCGAAAAATATCAGGTTGTATCAGAAAGGGTTCAACCTCCTGTCTACATTCAGGAAGAAGTTCCGAACATAACTGCTCCTCCGCCGATTGGTCTTGACAATCTTCCGGATTCTAAAATTGAAACAAACAATTTCGCGGATATCGTACCTAATACAAGAACCAGTGGGGAAGGTGTTTTGGAAATGCGTGAGCGTATGTTTGACAATGGTCGTATGAATAACCTTTCTCCCATTGAAAAACAGTACGTCGGTCCCGGCATCGCCGTCGGACCAGAAGTCGCAGCCACTGGTGGATTCCAGCAGATTGTACGTGTGAACCCCGAAAACGTTGGAGCGCATCGTCTTACAACTCTACCTGGTAGAAGTGGCCCGGCGCATGACGTATTTGGTGGGCGCCGTGGTAAGATGGGCGATATAGCAAACAACCGACCCGAAAAAACAGCGTTCCTCCCCGAGCGACGCCCTGTTGCAGGTGGTAGGGCACAAGGGTTTGATGGTCACGTTACACGAGGTGAGCAGGTAAATAGCAAGCGGTTGACGAACCGTTCTCAGACGGGAGTGCGTAATGACGGACTCAATTTCCCGGGTGCTAAACGTGTAGTATCTGGTATGGCACTGGCACAAGACCCTACACGAAACAAGAAGGATGGTAATGTCGAACAGTACAGGTTTAATAACCAGGTGCAACCTGGGGTTTCTACTTTCGCGCATGGTTATCTCGCGTCGCCCGGTGTTCAGATTGGCGAATCGCGGACATTTGGCACAAGCCATACAGTCGAGGAATTATCTAAGTATGGTTTTAGGCCTGATGACCGCCGTGGTAAAGCGAATCGCGTGGGTAACGCTGGTCGCATGAATGTTCGTGCGGGTGCTCTCAATCAGGGTGGATTACCTACTTCGATGCGTGCTGATACGACACGAGTAGATGGACGTACAGGTCCTATGAGTGGTGGCTGGACACAGCAATATAAGAATGACATGTACTATAAATTTAACGCGTATAAGGGTAATATAAACCCCCGTTCCACCGATCATAGTTTGGACGTTGCGAAACAGCAGCTTCAGAAAAACCCTATAGCTCAGCAGATGATGTAAATAATCAATGAGTAACAACACCCATTAAAATATTATCCATGTATTTTAATGAGCGTATACACGTTAGACATAGATAGCAGTGAACGTGACCCTACTTTATACCCAAATCCAGGGGATTATGTCATTGAACTTAAAAACCCTATATATGATGTAAAAAAAATATCGTTCGCATCGGCTCGAATTCATGCGAGTCAATTATTGATCAATGATCGTAACAACACTTTTGATTTTGTCGTTCATACTACACCGGAAACGGCAGTGTCTGTTACGTTAACACCTGGCAATTATAATGGAAAAACATTAGCGTCTGAATTACAGACCAGGGTTAATGATGCGTTAGGTGGTGCGTATGCATCGTCGCCTATCACATTTACCTATAACAAGGATAAGAATGAAATAGCTATAGAGTCTCTATCATCAGCCGCTGCAGGTAGTGAATTCTCGTTTAAGTTTTATGACGGTACGAATGGGTATACATCTACCACGGGTGGGTATACAACCCCACACGATATTATCGGGTTACCACCGGATAATGCGAGATCAAATACACCAGCTACTGGGGGTGTTTCTGGTCTTTTGATTACGGGTAGTCTTAGTTTACAGGGACCTGACGCTCTTATCATAAAAATCAGTAGTGGTGCAGAGGAATTAAATAAGACAATATATTCGGACACACCCTTTTACACTGGTCGTATATTGATGTGCGGCGATGTCATTAATTACTCTGGACAAGATGATATCGTCGAACATAACTTCGATACTGGTTCACAAAACATAAGCAAAATGAGGATACAGTTTTTCTACAGTAGTAATAATCGATTGATTCCGTATGATTTCAGGAATGCGAATCATATCTTAAAATTGAGTGTTACGTGTACAACTGATAAGTTAAAAACCGTTCCTAACGTGAAAAAGGATATTTCATTACCCCCACCTATGCGTATACCCGAATTTGAAGATCCGAATAGGTGGAATGGTTTCATCTATATATTTCTAATAGTCGTCACTGGTATGTTTTTTATAATACTTACTAGACCTAAACGAATTAGCGAGTGATCGCGTACGTAGGAGACTTGGGCTTTACGACACGCTTAGAGATCCGCGAGATCACCATGTAGACGATGACGGAAAGAAGTGTCGTGAAAAGTGCTGTGAGAGTGTAGTTCATACCACCATTCTTCTGAACCTTGACAACCTGGTGGATCGTCCAACGGACGAGGTCCATCCAGGATAAAGCGGCGGCGAAGGAGAAACCAGCTACTACAGAGTTGAGAGACTGAGTTTCGAGCTCGCGGGAGATGGCGACGAGTGTTTCGGCGGCAGCGTCGATAGGCATTTTTATAGTATACGAATATTTTTTATTCTGGTAACAAATCTTCTACAAAAAGTATTTTTTTATATTTCTCATGTTGATACCCCCTGACACTATCGTCTGAACTTTCTGAATCGTCATCCGAATCGCTGTCATCAAGCTGTTTATAATTTGAAATTGTTGTCCATCCTTCAAGATCACTGTGACATGTTTCCATTACTATCAATAGCATTTTTTATCATTTCTTCTGACGGATTGGATGGGGACCACCCATCCCATGCGTCATATGCGTCGTTTATTCTCGTAAACTTTTCGTCATCGCCCGAATACGGTTCAAACGCGGATTCGTCGATCTCATCATCAATGGACATATCATCCTCCCCTGAGTCATCACTGTTATACAGATCGGGATAATAAGTTCCGATCTGATGCCCTACCGTATGCATAGCGCAATATTTCATACAGTACTCCATGTCCTTCGCTAGGATGGTGTCGCGACCACACGCCCTGGCGTAATGTCCTGAAAGTACTACCGCACTTTCCAATACAGGTGTAATAATATCAATCGCCGATTTGGCCATTTGGGAAGACAACCCGTCCTGTTCCATCTTCGATTCTTAATATATTACTACTGAGCGCGTAAACTCTAAGTTCTCGACTATCTACTATATCGTTGTTTAGTGTCATTTTCAGTCTCTGCTCTTTAATCATACTGAAATTTCGCTGCCCTGTAGGATACCATCGCTCGGGTTCGAGTGCGAAACTGTACGAATAGAATCGTCTGAAAAGCTGTGTCCTTGAATGATGGATACCACTCTGAACAGCGCGCATATTTATAACATTACCGGTGACCTTGTCCAGAACTACATCTCCGTCAAGGTCTAACTCCAAATTCACGAGATTTTCATAATTCGTATACCGTTCATCGGGTTCCCCTGGGGGAGGGTATATTTGACTAGGGTGGTCATAATCAAATGGATGGAACGATCTCGTAGCCGTATTCTTTCTCGCGATTACGAAATAAAGTTCCCTTACAGGGTTTGTGAAATTTAGTCTAAACTTTGATTCATCTTTTCCTTCCGCAGACGATACAGGAATCTGAAACGTGTTACGCTGAAGCTGGGTGATGATGTATTCTTGTTTACTGGATTGAAGTTTAATTCGTTCAAGTTCATCTAAATGTACCAGTTCCGTGTGTATGGATATATCATCAATTTTCAAACTCGACTTATCTAATGTGGGATCGATAATATTCAATTGACCACCCATTCCGGGGTGATTTTCACAATAATAGTACAGGTAATCCGGGGCATCTATCGGTACGGTGAATGAGTATACGCGCGGATTTGTGATTGGAAGGGTTTCGATGGGTTGAGTGGTGTACTCTACCCCTCCTCCATGAGTTCCATCGAACGTTTCAGAAATTTTGAAAGGGTGAACAAAATCCGTACCCTGATTTATAGAGAAATAGTACGTACTTCCCCGTTTCATTCGAATAGTGGGTCTGTCGTACCCGTTAATGTGGTACTTGTTCACTCCATTAACCTGTTGCACCGTGACAGTGTACGTTGTACCATCTGGGTTATAAGCGTCATCGAAAGCGAGATGACCGGTGTAAATACAATCTGTAACATTGCTCAGTTTAATTTCGATTTCACATTCTTGTTTTGTGAGTGCACACAAAGGTATAGCCAGTTCAGGGTTGTTATGGAAATAGAATGGTATATCGACAATGTACTTTGTGGGGGTCGTCGCATTACCTAGGTATCCGTTTATGGGGTTGGAACCAAGTTCGACTGCCGTCCCAGAACTCTCTTCGGGATACTTGCCTATTAATTTCGATAACGCCGTTTGTTTTGTTTGTGTGATGTACTGCTCACTGTAAATCTGCAACCAGTCACGGGGGATGCGTTGTATGAGCTGCCCCCCGATAACTAAATCTACGTGATCGATGATAGCATGTCCGATTGATTCGTTATATCCTCTATAGGCACTCAGGGCTGGAAGATCTATATGGACTCGAACACCTTTCAATAAATCACCCGCATCAGCTGGTATAGTACACTTTACAGTATTACCATACGCGATCTCACCCCTGACATCGTGTTTCATGTTCGATATCGCAAAATTCGTGTGTTTTTTAAATTGTTTAATGAAGTGGGTATACTCGGGATTTTCTGTAAAAAATACATCCTGGGTACCCGTTATGGCAAGCTGGACCCGACCTGCCATTTCTATTATTAGATGTTAAAATTTTAAACCTGCTAATCCGCCGTCTACACGTAAAATGTTATAGTTAATTGCGTAGACACCCACATTAATATTACGTGTCTTGTCAGCTACTGTCGCTCCCGATGTAGCGGTCGGTACAGTGTCAAGTTCTATATCCAGTTTTTTATGAATAATGCGACTCATGTTCAACTGCCCCGTGGGGTAATACACCTCTGGGTTAAGTGCGAACGAATATGTGTAGAATTCATACGCAGGGTCTGGACATCCAGTATGATACCGAAGTGCCTGTTGATACGCGAGGTACTGACCACTGTGATCGAAGACTGTCGCGCCGTTACATTGAAAGTCTATATTCTTAATCGTTCGGTGGTCTGATCGTTTCGTATTGGTAGATGAACCTATGGTAAATCCTTTCAAAACACTCGAAAATGTTTGATCCGATGATGATGTGTTAAGTAGGCGGTCTTCTGTGTTGAAGTTACTTCCAGTCTCTTCCTTCGCGAGAAACATGAGTTCTTTTACCGGGTTTGTGAATTTCAATAACACGGATTTTTTGAGTTCCCCGGGTTTAAATTGAATAGTCGATTTCTGTAACTGTGTAATTACATATTCCATCGGACGTGTGAGTAAAAAGTTTTTTTCATCTTCTGTTATGAAGTAGAAATCGGTTATGAGCGAGGCACTCTTGATAGAACCTTCAGTGGTTTTTTCTCTAGTCACCTGTCCATTTGATGGTATCGTGTATTTAAATGACACGTCATCATCTATATCTCTGAATGTTACACGGACTTCTACCTGCTGTTTCGTGAGTGCGCATACAGGAACTGCTAAACTCGGGTTCCTATGGAAATAGAATGGAAGATTAACGTAGAATGTATTATAACTATCGGAGACTGTCAGTGTTTCGTTATGGCCATTTAAATAGTATAACGTCTGTTTAACATCATCCCTGTTACCATGTAACTGATCATACATGTATATATAATCCCCTGTAAGTCTTTCGATAACCTGACCACCGATTACCAAATCTGCGTACTTTATTATACTTTTACCAAGTGGTATGTTGTAATAATACCTCTCATATGGAACAGAATTTTTAACATGTTCAGATAGATTTCCAAGTTTTACTTTGAGTGTTACACCTCGTATAAGATCACCGATGTTTGTTGGAATGTGACACTCGACTGAGCGTCCGAATGAAGTCTCACCCGTGAAGGGCATTTCGACCGCTTCAGTAGAAAAGCGTGTGTGTCGTTTATACACAGTGACGAAATACGAGAATTTAGGTTCTCCAGTAAGCCATTGATCCTGGATACCAGTGACAGCAAGTTGTGCGCGACCTGCCATTCTTATTACATGTGAGTAAAATTTTATGAAATAAAACGGGGCGGTATTATAGATGGATTTGCGTCTACGGAAATTCAACCCCGCGGGAATCGCAGATGACAAAGTCCTTGTATTCATAGGTAAACGTAATACAGGTAAATCTACATTGGTCACGGATATCCTATGGCATAAAAGACATTTACCAGCAGGGATAGTTTTATCGGCTACTGAGGAAGGTAATCATTATTATCAGCAGTATATTCCCGACCTATTTATCTACGGTGATTATGATAGGGAAGCGATAGAACGTGTCATGGATCGTCAGCGAAAACTTGTAGGTGCTGGTAAAAAGAACTGTGGGGCGTTCTTATTATTGGATGACTGTATGTATGATAATAAATTCATGCGCGATACGTGTATCCGACAATGTTTCATGAACGGTCGTCACTGGAAGATATTCTTCATGCTAACAATGCAGTACTGTATGGATTTGCCACCGGCTCTCAGGGCAAATGTTGATTACGTATTTATTCTTCGGGAAAATATTATCCAGAACCGCGAAAAGTTGTATAAATCATTTTTTGGTATCTTTCCGACTTTTGACATGTTTAACAAGGTTATGGACGCTTGTACAGAAAATTTCGAGTGTATCGTTTTGGATAATACATCCAAATCTAATCGTATCGAGGATTGTGTGTTTTGGTATAAAGCGAAATTACATAAAAATTTTAAGGTTGGGGCGCCAGAGTATTGGCAGACACACAAAAAAATGTTTAATCCTAAGCGGAATGGCAATAAGATCGACCCTAAGAATGCGAAGGGGCGGAACACACAGTTGAAAATTACAAAGACGCGATAAATTTCTGTGTATATTCCAGATGAGCACTAAGCGTAAAAAGATCAATAAGCCGACGAATATCAACTTCAGCCCAGGACCAATGAAAGTTGTGAAAACTTCCAAGGTTGTAAGATCAATACCCCGATTACCACAAAATTTGGGTATGTCATGCACAAGGCCAGGGTATATCAGATATATCGACGAATTGAGATCGCGTCTAGACAACGTGCGTTATAAGGGTAAAAGGATAAATGTAAGGTTTTTAGAATATGACGACAGTACGAATGAAGGTATTGTTGTGAATACATCCGAACAGTTGTTAAATAAGAAGCCTAAATTACAATTCAAGAATAACGGGACAACGGTCCCCACTCTCAATGCGTCATCGGGAAGTATTCATTATTTTCTAATCAGTGTCACCAAACGAGACAATCCAAATATGGGACACGCTATTAATGTGCTGATGGATACAGGTAACCCACGACCGCGTATATGGGTCTTTGATCCACACGGACGTAATGCGATGAATAGAAACGGGTTTGGGAGTATATTCCGAAATCGAATATTACCAAATATGAAGAAGTTTTTTGGTACTGTATTCAATAACACGACCGCAAACTATTATACCGGTCCCAACTTACAAGCAAATAATTCGCGTGGCGTATGTACAACGTTTCATCTAGACTTCGCACAGGCGATTCCAGGACTGTTAAACGAAACCGTGAATATACGAACATTCAGTGGTCAAAATGTGAATATAGCCGGTCGTATAGCGTTCTTAAATAACCCTACATTGTTTTCCAATGTAACTGGTAAACGTATAACTAAACAGAATACAAAAACGCCACCTAAACTTACGATGACGATGGGTGCGACGACAAAGAAAAAAACGAAGAAAAAACGGTAATGCTTAAAAATAGTTGTATAATATATCAAAGGTAGTGTATGAAGGTTAAGGTCGTGACGCCATCTATGGCTATAAAAAAGACGCGTGTGAAATTATCTCGGCGAGTTGTTCAGGATTTAAAAGAAGTCAGTAAATTATCTTCAGTTAAACAGTGGGAATATGCCGGAAACGTGAAATACATGGGTGAGGGTTTATTCAGTAAACCAAGTAAAGTGACTTCTGAAAAACGGAATCGTGTCGACACTGATGACATTACAAAAGTATGGTACTCTGAAATTTCGTATCACACACATCCAGGAATAGGATATAATGAAGATGTCACCTGTCAGGGTACACCCATATTCGCCACACTTCCTAGTAATGCAGATTTTGAAGCGTATATAAAGGGGTTTCCAGAAATGCAGGTTAATATCATATGCGATTCACATGGGTATTATGTCATCGACATTCTACAATCTACATATGATTTCGCGGTACCTTTACCCGCATCTATTAACATGTACATGAGAACTCTTCGTTCTACACCTTTCATGCGTATATGTGCATTCTCCGATGACGGTCTTGAATATTTTCACACGACTACGAAAAACTGGAAACGACAAATCAATGAAAACGTCAATAAAGACCTTATGAAACTGTACGGAGTTTCGATTATGTACTACACGTACGAGGAAGAACCACCAGAAATCACTTTATATCAGGGTATATACGTAGCATAGAATCTTCTAACTCATCCACTTCATACCATGCCCAATGGCATTCCGACGACCCCGCGTTCATTTCACATATTTCCTGTGCTTCTTTTATCGCCTCTGTGAAACGTAAACGAAGTCTCAGATTTTCTCTAATTTTAACCGGTTCCGTTATAGATGGTTTATTGTACAAATTATTCAAAACATTTACACGCGTCTTAGCCAACTTATACTTGTAAAGACTATTTTCTGAAAACGCCGAAACACATTTCATTTATATTACGTCAGTGTTATTTTTTTAACCTAAGTCGATACAAATTTCAATAAAACTATATTAAAAAAATGAGTTACAACGTTACCGCATCATTCAACACTCTCCATCAACAGGCATTCGAATCCGCTCGCGAATTCTTCGAGTGGGCGACAGAGTTTGTTAACCATGAATATAACGATTGTGATTACACAACCGACCAAAAACTTGAGATGATCAAGTGTATCGTTTCAAGTGCGACCACAAACTGGAAAGCTTCACAGGAACTTGTCGCGGCACAGGAATATAAAGTGAATCCAGACGTTTAAAGATATTACTCGCGATTAGATAAATGCTGTCGTGCTATTCAAAGCGAGTGTTATCAGGGGTTGATGATTCAGTCCCCGTTTTCAGCTTGAATGGGTATGAAGGTTATGCCAAAATTACAAGTGTCTACGATGGAGATACATTTAGGGCTGCCATCATCAAACATGGACGTGTTCTCAAATTTACGTTTCGGACTCTCGGTTACGACTCTCCCGAGATGAAACCTGTATTATCCACGTCGAGACGGAGTGACCATATATACGTGGCAAAGCTCGCACGGGACATGTTCAAAGAAGAATGCGGATTCGATGACCGCGCACACTTTGAACAATGGAACCCATTTTTGTGTAAGAATAAGGTGAATGGTCTAGTATGGATAAAGTGTGATAAGAATGATAAATATGGTCGTACTCTCGTCACTGTGTATAGAAATAAGAAAGATACGATTTCAGTAAACGAAAAGATGCTCTCGTCCGGGATTGTAAATGCTTACGATGGTCGTACAAAACCCAAATTTCATATTCGAGTATAAAGAATAGTCTACATACATATATACAAGATGTCTACCTATAACGTCGAACCGTGTACTTTCATCTACCGCGTATCTTCGCTAGCTAAGGTCGTGGATGGTGATACGATCGATGTTAACATCGATCTCGGTTTTGATGTGGGTACAAAGCAGCGCGTCCGTCTCCTAGGTATTGACACACCCGAGTCACGCACATCTGATAAGGAGGAGAAAAGGTTTGGACTCCTTTCGAAGAAGAAGTTGAAGGAATGGTGTTTGAAAGCCGTCGCGTCTGAGAAGGATGATATCGAAATCGAACTCAGATGCCCAGAGGCGGACTCGAGAGGTAAGTTTGGTCGTGTTCTCGGTGAAGTTTGGGTTTCTGAGGATGGTGTGTGGACGAACGTAAACAAGTGGCTATGTGACGAAGGGTACGCTGTACCTTACAGTGCGCAAAATAAGGCCGAAGTAGAGGGTCTTCACATGATCAACCGTAAGAAGTTGATCGATAGGGGTGAGATTGAAGCGTAATAGAACATATATACATATACATCGAACGGTTAAGCTAAGATGCCCGAGCAGGTCTAAGGGGTGCGACTTAAGATCGCCTGTGCTTTGCACTCGTGGGTTCGAATCCCACTCTTAGCAAATACCCCAGTAATGGGGAATCCGTTCGTGTATTGTATTTGGTAGCAGCATAGACTTTGAAATTTAAATATTTATATATAAAAATGATAATAGCACTCATAAAATTTATTGTCATTCTTCTGATACTCGCAGCGGTAGTCGCGACCGGTATGTATTTTACGGAACCAACATCCGAGTTTCATGCCAAGGTTAAAATCTATATCGATTTACAACTGTATCAAATCAATAAATGGTTGGACGAGAAGGAGAAGAAGGATGGTGACGCAGGTGAATCTCAGGGTGATATGCCAGCTACACAACTTCCTGAATATGACAATGCTGAATGTAACGACAAGTTTGGAGCAGATTTTGAATACTTGTCAGTAGCAAACAGTGTAAGTTATGGAGGTGATTCCCCTGAAGTCGCTTATACCAACGGTTTCCAAGCTGCGTGTAAAGCGGCTGCACAATACCGTAAACAATGGAATGACGCACAGGTGGTTGAAGGTGAGACCACTTCGACCGTTCCGGAGAATTCACAGGTATACGTAGACTTGATACAGGGTGTATGTACAGACGCCGAAGTTGAGCGGGTCGCGACAACTTACCCAGAAACTAACAATATAGACGAATATATCAGGGGTGTGAAAGATGCTTGTAAAAGTATGACCGATATAACCCTTTAAGTCTGACACGCCACAAACTGAGACACCAATGTCTTCATTTCATCGTAACAGTTCTCGTGTAACGTTCTTACAAAAAATAAAGTCATTTCAGCATCCCTATATGACATGTACGAATGCCCGTACTTCTCATATATCTCTACAATATCATCAAGGTTATTGTCACACCATGTATCAACATCGTCCTTACTCATATCGCGATGAAGACCCTTTTCGATGAAATCGGCAACCTCGTCGCTGAGAGGCATGTCGGTAGTCACGGTACAGTCGTCGTCTGGGTGAGTCATTTTTTTAGATGATTTTTTCATTTTAAAACGAGTTACTTAAGTTTCTTTTTTGCCGCTTTACGAGCCGCAAGTTGAGCTCTCCTCGCATCAGCTTTATTCGACGCTATCTGTGATATTCCAGTGGCGCGAAACTTGTCGTTTCTAGCAATATATGCTTTCGCAGATACGGCCGCCCTTTCAGCAGCTCTCCGAACATTCGCATTTTGTTTGAATTTTGCTTGATTAGTGTATGCTTTTCTCGCTATAGCGGGGTTCCCAACTGCCTTACGTTTATTCATGCTTATCTGAGCAGCTCTAGCCACTGCGGTTGGTTTGGTGGGTGGTATCTGAGCCCGTGCGATGGCACGGAAACGTCCATTTGGAGGTTTGACACCGGGTGGTGGTATGGGCGCACGTTTCATGCTTATCATTACATTACTGGCGGTGACCATACCGTTGACTTTTGAACTCTTTGTGTTTCCGAAAGCTGGGTTTTTATACACTTTGAATGCGTTGTTATACTGCTTTTTATGCTCGTCGTATTTATCACCTCCGCCGACATACGGTCTCATGACTTGTGTGAGCAATGAAGTCCTCGCAGCTACACCACTCCCAGGTACCTGCCCCTTTTTAAACGCCGCACCTGGTAACTTCTGGATACCCTGCTTTAATGTGTATTTTTTGTTCAATTTAGTTTCAATTTTATTAAGACTCGCCTTATCTTTCCCGTCAAGATCGATCATAGTGCCCCATACAGCCTTGTATCCTTTCGATTCTACCTTTTCTTCAACCTTATTTTTCACCTTATCCCGGTTTGCATTAGTACTCGACTGATATATGGTAGTGACTGGACCGGACTTAATGGCTTTTGTGAGAGCACCAGATACGAGATTAGAAACGACTTTCTTATTCGAAGCATTCTTCATCGCATCGATCGCTTTCTTATTGGCCATCGCATTTTTAGACCTCTTAGCGTTAAGTTTAAACTGAGCCAAAGCTCTATCAGCAGCCACCTTCTTCCCTTCACGTTTCTGGATCTCTATCCTCGCGAGGCGGGCCTTCTCTCTATTCTCGATCTCTTTCTTCTTTCTCATGTCAAATTGTTCAGCGGCCCTAGCTGTTTGAGCGGTTATTAATTTTTCAGTCGCACTGTCATCGTTTTTCTTTTTCATATCGCGAACAAGTTGTGCGATTGCTGGTTCAATCTGTACCAGATCACCCTTCTGAAATTTCTGTATCAGCTCTTCACCCTGTTTCTCAGTGGCGGACTTTCTGAATGGATTGGTAGTCTTGTACGTTGCAAGGATTTTACGCGCTTTCGCAATCTTTGTCATCCTATTTTCGGCTATTTTACGGTTGGAAGCCAGCTTCGCGTTAGCCATTCGTTTTTGAACATTCTGACGCTGCCGTTTGAGTAGTTCCGCATCCGCAACAGCCTTGTTCGCAACAGCTTTATTTGCGGCAGCCTTGTTCGCCGCAGCCTTGTTTGCGGCAGCCTTGTTTGCGGCAGCCTTGTTTGCGGCAGCCTTGTTTGCGGCAGCCTTGTTCGCAACAGCTTTATTTGCGGCAGCCTTGTTCGCCGCAGCCTTGTTCGCCGCAGCCTTGTTCGCAACAGCTTTATTTGCGGCAGCCTTGTCATTTGTCTGTTTCTGAACAGCGTCACGAGCTTTTTGCGCCTTCGCTCTTAATGTCGCGTTTATTTTTTCTCTAGCCACCTTAGCCTTCTCAGCTGCGGCTCGCATATCGGCAACAGTTTTCTCTCGTATCCGCATCGCTTCTGTAGCCTTTTTTTCCGCTGCGTTCTTCTCTGCTTGTGTATTCGCGGCAGCCTTAGCCCTGGTGGCTTCTTCTGTCATGACGATAGCCTTTTTTCGTTCAGTGTTTGCTAGTAAGAGAGCATCTTCTTTTTCTTTGCGAACCTTATCCAACTCGACTTGGGCATCTCGAGACGCGACTACGAGCGCTGCGTTCTTATTTTGCTGCGCTTTCGCTAAAGCCGCTTCTCTCTCACTTTTAGCATTCGTCAGAATTTGTACCCTATTCGCATTTGCCGCGTCGATCTTAGATTGAGCCTTTTTTAGCTTTTGTTCAGCGAGAATCTTACTAGTTACAGACTGAAATTTACCCACTGCAAGTGCTTTACGGGCATTATTCGCAGCCTTGAGGGCGGTATTCTTTTCACTCGCAAATTTTGCTAGAGCTTCCTCTTTTTCACTTCTGATTCTGTTCAATTCCAGTCGGGTAGTCTCTAAATTAGCAGCCTTATTATTCACTACCTTTTTAAGAGCTATGTTTTTTGAATTCAATTCGGATCTAGCCGCTTTATACTTAGCATTAAATAACGCGACTTTCTTTTTATTAGAAGCTGAAGATGTAATAGCATTGTTCCTATTCTTAATCGCCTGTGTCAGCTTTGTGTTAAAATCTTTCGTAGCATCAGCGACCATCTGTGTTGTATTATTCGTCAGGGTAGTCACTTCTTTCGTTAGGGCTTCTATTTTAGTTTTAGCTTCGTTTAGTTCTTTATTCAGTCTACCAACTTCGACTTCATTTACATTTCCACCTTTAGTTTTAGTTTCCAGACGTGACTGTAATTCCATTACAGTATTATTCAATGCGATTCGTTCTTTTTCAATTTCTTTGATTCGCTGCTCACTCTTCTGGACCTTCAATTTCGTGGTATATAAATCCGATTGAAGTTTCTTACTGACGACACGTTCTAAATCTACACTTTCAGCCTCCTTTTTCAATTTGCCACTGAGTGTCTCTACTTTGGATTGTGAGTTTCTTAACCGTGAAAAAGCTCGCTTTCTATTGAGATTGTACATATTTAACGTGCGTTTTGTCTTGTTTCTGAGATTCGCGTATTTTTTCTCTAAACTTTTCGCACGTTGTGAATTTGTATTTGATTTTAACTGGGCACGCATTTTATTTTCATACTCTTGGTTTTTAGCAGCCTCTGCTTTCTTAGCTCTACTATTCGCACTGAGTTCCGCACGTCTCCCGTTTCGTACCTTGGTCTCGATTATTCGCGCTTCGCGCCTCTTACGACGCTCTTCAATGATCTGCTTTTCAGATAAACGTCGATTAAAATTTAGTTTCTGTTCTCGTAAACGTCGTTCAGTGTTGAGTTTGATTTTATTCACCTGTGTATTCGAATTCGTGCTCCGTGTATTAGTAACATTACCCGATATACGTTTCATGCGATCCACGTGACGCTTACGCGCTAACGTGTTTCGCAGGGATTTTCCAGATGAATTCACATTGACGACCTGGTTCCGACTCTGGTTCTGGTTTCCCTCGCGGTTCCGGTTTTCGTTCTCGATCCGGTTTCCCTCGCGGTTCCGGTTTTCATTCTCGATCCGGTTTCCCTCGCGGTTCCGGTTTTCGTTCTCGATCCGGTTTCCCTCACCGTTCCGGTTTTCGTTCTGAGTATGCATTTCCTCGTTTATGAACGGTTCATTCTTGATCTTTGAATATACACGGGAACCGGGTAATAAAATCGGTTCACGAACTTTCATGCTCGATAGTTTTCGACCGATAGCACGCTTCAGGTCCGTGATAGTCTTACCAGTTTCCGTCAACCCAACTTTAATCGCTAATCTCTTCACGACTTTAGACGTTACGTTAGATTTGAATAAAGTTTCATAATCCTTGCGAGTGAGTGGAGATTTTGAATCTAATAGGTATTTTTTATCTCGTGTGAGTACGAGTGGTGGAAGTGGTAAATTACCCTTACGAATATCGCGCATGAGTTCACACGTCTTCTCGCTGGATATAGATATGGTCCTGCCTGTGTGGAGTTTAATCAGTTTCCTGATATTTGTCGATTTGGCATCTGGATCACACGCATCCATCTTGTTATATCTAGATAAAATAAATATAACATATGGGATTTAGTCGTTAAACCCTAAGAAGAACATACGCAATTTATCATCATGCGACATGTCAAACTTAAATAAATTGTAGTCACCTGTTGACACGAGTATAGTTTTACAAAGTCTCTGTGTGTCTATATTTTCTCTTAGACTTATCACTGAACCTAATAAAGTGGTAATAAAGGTATTAAATGAGTCTATTTTATCTATGTACCTCTCCCTGACTCTAAGCTTAAAGCATAGCACTTTATGATAAGGTTTTCCCAAAAACGGTGTAATAGGAACGTCTTCCTTAGTACCACCATCCAAGTACACATTACCATCATACTGCTTCGTAGCTGCTATGAATGGTACTGACATACTCATACACACCGCATCTACTACACACATATCAGGTGTTACGTCATTTGAAAAATATTCCGTTCGCCCCCTATTCAAATTATATGCAGAGACGTGTAATTTCTTTTTTAAATCCTTGAATTTAATATCCGATCCAAAAACACCTACCAATGCGCGTCTCACTGGTTCCATATCTACAAGACCATAGTTTCTAAAAAATGTCCTTAATTTATATTTCGATAATCTTTCTATATCAATTTCTAGAAACTTTCCAAGTACATCATCAAGTGGTATTTCGAGGGCTAGACACGCACCTAATATAGCACCAGCTGATGAGCCTGATATCTCTCTTATATTTTTCAGTTTGTTTTTGTGTTTTTTTAATGATCCTATAAAACTAAACAATCCCATAGAAGACGGACCCAAAACAAGATATTCCATACTGTGTCACTTAATACAGCTTAGGAAATTGCTTCCGCAAAAGAGCGAACACAACCGCGAATACGACCGAGTGAGTGATAATCGCAACCTGGGAAGTCTTACCGGACATCACCGACCCAGGGGGGATCGTGAGAAGCATACCAGGGCTGAGAGCCATGAACAACGTCGTCGTCGCGAGGAGGTCTGTCTGCGTAAGAACGAGACCCATAGCTTTCGCGATGAGCGAGTACGTAAGGAAAAATACGAGACCGTGGAAGAGAACGGACAACTTGTCTGTGCTGACATTCTTGAATGTGAGTTTAGAGCCATTCGTCTTAAGGATCATACCTGGGCTGAGCGCGAGGAATAGGATCGACGGTATCGCAACCTTTTGCGACGTGAGGAGGGGTAACATTTAATATACGTTCATATATTTTTTCATGTAGTCTGTAAAATCAACAAATGTCGCACCTCGCATCATTTCTCCATAAAGTCTGTTATTATGTATGATACGCCTGAGACTTCTCCAAATGGGAGAAAGTCGCTCTTCATACCAAAAGGTATCCTCCTGACTTCCCCATGTTGTGGGTTCCAGATCCGCATCATGTTCTTCATAACAGAATTCAACAAAATCAGCAAAGTTGCCATGGTGTTCAATGTGAGCGTCATACAGTAAGGTATTCAGCATACCCCACATAAACGTAAGCTCTTCTGAATATACATCCTCCCATTCATCTATAGTCTGCCCTGGTTCCTCATCAACGAATTCACCGTCGCTATCAAAATCCACGTCATTTCCTGTCGTTGCTTCATATACATACTGATTCCAAACCATTGTATTAATTTTTAGTAGATTTCACACCCGTGATGGATATCGTAGATGTTTCCTTTGATGGTAGACTATCGATTATAACCTTTAACACAGACTCCGCCTGAGATTCGTCTCCTTCAAAGAACACACTGAGACCGTCTTTAATCGAAACTTTATTAAGACCAACCTTGCGAATACTCTTCTTTACAGCGATTTTACCAGTTCTGGTGTTGATGACGTCGAGGCCGTTATCTACCATTAACTTTTTTATGTGCAACTTAAGTGCCTTTTCTGCCTGTGCCAGGACTTTAATATCTGATCGGGCTTCTTTAATCTGTTGATTCAATTCAACCAGTTTAGAGACGCTGAGTGTTAGATCGTCAGCTTGAATGCTGGACATGTATTATTAATAATGTGAATACCTTTAAGTTGTTTAAACGAGTGGGCGCTGCATGTTATCTGGGCTGATGGTAGAGTTGTTCCACGTGAAAGCTTCCTTAGGATTAGGAGGCTCGGCGCGGAGGGACTGATTGGCGTTACGGAGCGCACCACCGGTAGTTTCGGGAATACCTATCTGATCGCGAACTTCGAGGAAGTTTTGACCGGCGAGTATATCTTCGGGGGCGAACTCTCCGAAGTCCTCCTGGGAGGCAACCTCACGGGGAAGGAGAGACGACGCGAGACCCGTACCAGCTTTCATCTCACAGTCAGAACCGGCCACTGGGGCAGCGACACCGGCAGCCTTCTTCTTAGGGGCGGCGGTGGGCGCGATAATAGGGGCGAACGCCTTCTCCTTAACGGCATAGGTAGACACAGGGTTAAATTTTTGTAAAACAACGAGGGCGACAACGGCGACCGCGAGAAGGATCAATGCGCGAGTCACATTCGACTTCAACATCTTGTTGGGAAACATCTTTATATACTACGAACAATTTTTTTTCATTGATCATCCCCAAACATATAGTCTGCTGGATACGTATCGTCGAATTTTTCCTTTTCAGGTTCGTCTGGCTTGTTGAGCCTGACCTGTACAATATTCCATGCTGGACCAAATGCCTTTTTCGCGAACCACAATCCCTGAAATTCGACAATCACAGAGCATTTCATCCCCGACTGAAGAGATTCGATAGTGAGAGGCTCCTTGTCAAAATTAAACACTTTCGTCTGGTCAATCAGTTCAGTTGTAAGACTTTCATCTCTCATATAGGCGGCTCGGATTGTCTTCTCTGAAACTTTTTTACCGAACCAATCCTCACTAGAGTCGACGGCGTTCTGGATATTAGTTTCATGAATATTATCAATCTTCTCCGACGCTACATCGATCGTGATATCATTCATCGTGTCTGCGATCGTGACATTATCCAGCTGGATAAAGTTACGTTTACGTTCGTCTGTGAACGCATGTACATGATACAACCCATCTTCACCCTTGGAAATAGTATCGTAGATCATTTTGTATATGATGTACGCATCATCTCTTTAAACCAACAAATGGTATAGTCGCAGAACGTTCGAGAAGTGGTTTTGGAACCCAACCATCTCTTCGTGGCCTGAATCCATATAATGTGGATGACATATTAACGTTCTTTGGAATATTCTGATGTTCGATCGGGCGCAACGCGAATTCATTTTTCACATATTTATTATTCGTTTCACGTGTCCATTTAAGAGTTTTCGTGTTAAATCGTTGATTACCATTCGATCTATTGTAACCCTCTATAATAGTGTTACGCACCACAGGGTTTACACCGTGTACTATCTGCTTCGAGAGTCGCTCCCTTGACGGTTCAGTCGTATAGCGTTTGTATTTTTGAGGGTTTACACGAAGTGCTTTTGTTATAGAAACGTTTCGACTCTTAGTGATCCTGGACGTATATACCCGTTTCAGTTTAGGTTTCACCCGCTTGAATATAGTTTCTATAGAATCAGTCGATTTCACTGTCTTTACGAATGTCTGCGCAAGTCGTATGAGACGCTGCCTATCTTTCTCTTTCTTTTCTGGACGAAGTTTGAGCGAGTGCATCAAATATATATCATCTATCAAAAACTCTCTACTCGCGATAAATATCTTCTTATTGATGATCATTTTATTCGAATTGACGTTTCGGTATGTTATACCCTTTTTTAACGTCCTGATGACATCATATCCAAATTCCCTTGGTCGCATGAATGGTATATCGAGCAGCCCTCCAAGAGTGAAGTCTATTATCTTGCCCTTTTCGGGGGAGAAGTATCGGATAGACGTGTCCAGTGCGAATAATTCAACATCGATGAATATGTCACCCTTACCAGCCTTGTTATTCGTCCTGGTCTTTTTCTTCTTTATAAGTGTATATCTCCGTGTCACGGTTGAGCCGGTCTTTTTAAACCCTATACCCAAATACTTCAATATCTTTGGATCTATAGAGAGTATCCGATTCTTTATTCTATTACTCAGTCGTTGTGCGATCTGTCCTAATTTATCCCACAAAATGAGCTTAATAGCCTGGAGTTTACCAAAGTATTTGGCATCGTATGTAATCCGTGGAACGAATTTTGCATCGATATCACTCGTTACGATTCGTTTATCATACGGCATATACATATTGAACGCCTCACCCCCACTTATGATAAGATCACCCATGGATTTCATAGATTCACTTATCTCTCCTATTGTAGTAAGGATGATATCACGTGTAGCGTCTGTCACACATACATATACAAACTTTTCGAAAGATTTAGAGGCGAATTGTGTTTTCACTCTGTTTCTAAATTTTCCTAAATCTCTCGCTTCATCCCTGTCGAAATATTTTTTCAATTTGGCGTCATTGAAAAAAAGATTATCATTCATATACTTATCAATAGCAGCTTTAGAATAGATCTTCCTGTCCATTAGTATATATAAACATTTTTACTAGATACATACTTAAAGATGAACAACATAAGTAAGATACAATGTCCATTGAATCTGTACTCACCGAAATCACCGCGCTCCGTAACGAACTTAAGTCGCTCACCAAGATTGTTAGAAAGATCAAGGCTAAGCAGGACGACCCTACTGGCGAGAAGTCTGCTAACCGCGCCAAGAACAACGGTTTCAACCGCGAGCAGAAGATCTCTGAGAAGCTGCGCGTATTCCTCAACCTTCCTGAGGGAAAGCTCGTTTCGCGAAGCACTGTGACTCGTTCTATTAACGAGTACGTCAAGGCTAACGGTCTTAAGCATCCCGACAACGGGCGAGTCCTCGTTCTCGACGCGAAGCTTCGTGATCTTTTGGAGCCACCCGCCGACGTTCAGGTTACGTTCCTGAACCTGCAGAAGTTCCTTAGTCCTCATTATACCAAGGTTGAGGCGAAGTAAATACTTAAAAACTAGTCACATTAACTATACATGAGCATTGATAGAGTTACTATCGAAACCCTTGTTGGTACAAAAATATCTAACATAGATTTGTACCAAAAAGCTTTTACACATAAGTCTGCGCTGAAAGAGGATCCGACATTGACAGGCTCTTTTGAAACATTGGAATTTATAGGGGATTCTGTACTAGGGTTCGTAATTACTAAATTTTTGTACGACAAATATGAGGACAGACAAGAGGGATTTCTTACGAAAGCGCGAACAAAGCTTGTCAGGGGTGAGACCCTGGCTGGGATTGCGTCTAAACTTGAACTGTATAAATGGATACGCATGGATGAAAAGGGTATGCGAAACCAATGGATTCATAACCCTAAAATTTTAGAAGATGTATTTGAAGCGTTGGTCGGTGCTATCTATATGGATATGGGATTATTACACGCGAAGGAGTTTATTCTACGCATATATAACAACCCTGAGTATGTAAATCTTCAATCTATCATGATAGATGACAACTTTAAAGATCATTTGATGAGATATTGTCAATCGAACGCACTTGAGTTACCAGTGTATTCAATCATCTCACATGATAATGGTATATTTTGTATGACTGTTTGTGTCGGAGGGGTCTGTCTGGGTACCGGGCACGCCAAAAATAAGAAACAGGCGGAGCAGAACGCTGCGAAGGCGTTTTTTTATCCACCTAAGTCACCATACACATATTAATTATGTAAGATGGAATATGATAACTATTCACCTAGGAAACGTGTCACTAAGAATGATAAAAAGGAAAAACGGTCAATTTATTCGAATAAACATATTCGATTGACACTTAAACGTTTAGAGCAACAGACAATTAATGGACGAGAAAGTGAAACACTTGATAGAGAGGGAGTATGCCCCACAAAAATCGGAGGAATGGCTAAACCAAAGAAAAACAATGCTCACCGCAAGTGATGCCGCGACTGCGATTGGAAAGAATAAATATGAAACACCTGACGGTCTACTGCTAAAAAAGTGTGGATTGGGTGTTCCATTCTTCGGGAATGAAGCTACGCGTCACGGTGAAAAATATGAGGACGAAGCCCGTATTTTATATGAAGAGCGCTATGGGGAAGTAGTTCATGAAATCGGTCTCGTAGGCCATCCCGTCGAAACATGGTTAGGTGGAAGTCCTGATGGTGTTTCTGAATCGGGTAAGCTTGTCGAAATTAAATGTCCACCACAACGCCAGATTATACCGGGTGAAGTACCAGAACACTATATGCCTCAGCTACAACTATGTATGGAAATTCTAGATCTCGAAGAGGCGGATTTTATTCAGTATAAACCCGCCGAAACAAATTGGCCTAAACCCGAAGAGTTTGACGTCGTAAATGTCAAACGGGACCGTGAATGGTGGAAAACATATCTCCCCGTAATGCGAGAATTTTGGGACAAAGTGCTATACTTCCGCGAGCACATAGACGAACTCCCGAAACCAAAAGAAAGAAAGAAACGGGTGGTAAAAGAAAAGGTTCATGTTTGCGTGGTAGATCACGACTCGGATGATACTTATCGTAGTGAATGAATAACCAACCTAAGTCACTAGCAAAATACAGTTATTTTATATCAATATGAGCAAGTATACATTACACGGAAAACTTCATTCACCGTATCAGGAAGATGGTGTCAAATGGATGCTCGCGATGGAAAAGCAGGTAAGTGGGCCGAAAGGTGGTTTTCTATGTGATGAGATGGGACTGGGTAAAACTATCCAGATTATATCGACAATTCTTGACAACCCCAAACCACGTACGTTGATTGTTGTGCCAAAATCGATCGTCACACAATGGAGTACAGAGATCGCGAAATTTGCACCGGGTCTCTCTGTTCTTGTATATGATGGCCCTGACCGAACCAAGGATGTACAATCTATGAATGATGTAGATGTGGTTATATGTCCATACAGTATGCTGCATAATAAGACGACACTCTTACACCGTGTAAAGTGGAGCAGAGTTGTTCTCGATGAGGCGCATGAAATACGTAATCGTACCACAAGGACGTTTAAATGTGCGTTCAAACTTGATACAGAAATACGCTGGCTCGTCACGGGTACACCGGTATTCAATTCGATGGAAGATTTTGTCTCACTGTGTGCATTTCTCGGGTTTTCTAAAAATACCGTTCAAGCGATGCACAAGGAGATCAAGGATATATACATCATGCGTCGAACAAAGTCGGATGGTTTAATTACACTTCCGTACTGTCATTTCGAAAATGTTGAGTTGAATATGTATGAAACCGAACGGTCATTATATGAAATTGCGTTTGTAGATGCACAGGAGCGAATTCGTGATATCATGCGGACAGCTATCAGTGTCGAATCTCGAAACATGCACATTTTAGAGTGTCTTTTGCGAGTTCGGCAGGTTATGATATGGCCACAACTTTATCATGACGGCGTCGCAAAAAAAGAGGGGTGTGAACCTGTAATTTGGACCGGTAATACACGTAAGATGGACGCGCTAAACGAGAGTATTATGGAACATCCAGATGAAAAATCAATCGTTTTTTGTCAGTATAACGGTGAGATGGATAAAATTCAGAGCATGTTTACAGATAATGTCTATCGAATTGATGGATCGGTCGATAAAGATGAAAGGAATGTTCGCCTTCAGAAATTTAAGAATGCGCGAGGTGGTGCGGTACTCATCATACAGATAAAATGTGGTGGTGTTGGGTTAAATGTCCAATGCGCTTCACGTGTGTATATAATGTCACCTTCGTGGAATCCCTCGACCGAACTCCAGGCGATCGGTAGGTGTCACAGGACTGGTCAAACCCGTGAAGTACATGTCAAGAAATTTCTGTATAACGATACGAATCGCGTGAGAAGTGTCGACCTGGCAATGGTGTCATTACAGGGGCATAAATCCGTGTTATGTGCCGACGTTCTTAACGATAAACGTATAGAGACGCAGATTCCGAGCAAACAGGAAAAGTCGATTGATGCCATCAGGAAAATTTTCCGATGATATAGTATAGCAATATGTATATGACAACCGAAGGTTCTCGCGCCGAAGTTTTCCACGGCACCGCGGCTCATACAGCCGGTGGCCTCGCGAAAAAAGATCTCGTACAGGACAGGTACGGTAATATCAAAAGTAAGGCTGCTGTCGCGGCGGCTAAGAAGCGAATGAAAGATGAGGGTAAGAAGGCTATGGTCAAGGTATTCAAGCCTGTCAAGAAGGGTGATTTCAAACTTGCCCCTAAGAAGGGTACTAAGAAGTACAAGACACTCATAAAAAAAATGAAGTGATATATTAAATACGATGACACTTGCTAAGTGGGATGAGGCGGTCCGCGTAGCAAAAATCAAGTTAAAAATTGACCCAAATGGTTTTAGTATAGTAAAAGGTAAACTGCTGAAAGAGGCACAGACGATTTATAAATTTTTATTGGAAAGTAAGAAATAATATCACAACACGAATTGGAAACCCTTAAGTTGTTGTGGCTCATGCACAACAAGTTGATACAATTTCCACGTAATCCCGAATTTTCTATTCATAAAATAGACACTACACATCTCGGCAATACCTACACCAGAATTTCGCGCATACAGTTTATCGACAATGTCATCTTTTAAATGCTGCTTTTCACTGTTGAAAACGCCCGTTTTAATAACCCCTTCCCCAGTCACGTCAACTTTGACCCTAAACTTTGGCTCTCTATCTGGTGAGTGTTTCATATTTGAGTTAAACATTGGGCGGAGATCTTCCACACTCATATGTTTTTTAAAAATACTTAAACTCTGATCCGATACAGATTTGATGACAGCTTCTTCAGTTGCGAGGATAGTTTCATAGAATGATTTAACGTAGTTCCCGTCTTCGTCATACCCCTTCAGCGAAAAATCTATATTCCATTTAGTATTCCCTAAAGCTGGTGTGAAACACGACATACCGAATGGCATATACATCCGAGGCATCTGGATACGCAGTGACTTTCCGTCATGATCACACAGTGAAATTTTACGCCCGTCGTACTCTAGTACATTTAGGGACTCTGGTAACGTACTGAACTTGGACATCTAATAGTTTATATAGTCAAAACTTTAAGCCGAACACGCTGTACATTCTGCTTCCAGACTGTACTGAATAGGCCTAGCCTTGGCCTTACTGCGCAAATAATACATACCGGTTTTGAGTCCCGATTTCCAGGCGTACATATGCATTGATGATAGTTTGGAAAGTGTTGGGTTTTCGACAAATAGATTCATACTTTGCGACTGATCAATATACCTGCCACGGTCCGCCGCCATATCTATAATAGTTTTCTGACTGATTTCCCACACAGTCTTATACAGGGACTTGATATCGTCGGGAATGTCGGTTATGGTTTGAATCGAACCACCAGATTTCACCATCAGGTCTTTCATCTCCTTCGACCAGATACCAACCTTTTTTAAATCTTCGATCAAGTGTTTGTTAACTACGACAAATTCACC